ACTTATTAAAAGCTTCAGCAGATCTCGCAGTAGAACAAGGTCCTTGCACACGATGGAAGGATTTAAAATCAGCAGATGGTCGTCTTCCTATTGACACACGTAAGAAGGACATTGATGAACTAGTACCGCACCAAGAGCGTATGCCTTGGGCAGAGTTGCGTGAACAAATCAAAGCTACTGGTCAGCGTAATGCTACCCTAATGGCTTTAATGCCTGCAGAGACATCAGCTCAGATTAGCAATGCAACAAACGGCATTGAGCCCCCACGCAGTTATGTAAGTATCAAAGGCAGTAAGCACGGTCAGCTACGTCAAGTAGTTCCTGAGTTCCGCCGCCTTAAAAACAAATACGAACTATTGTGGGATCAAAAATCACCAGAGGGTTACCTAAAACTTTGTGCCGTATTACAAAAGTATATCGACCAAGGTATTTCAATCAATACAAGTTATAACCCACGCTTTTACGATGATGAAAAGATTCCAATGAGCACAATGTTACAACACTTGATCATGTGCTACAAGTATGGTACTAAGCAGTTGTATTATTTTAACACAAATGATCAACAAGGTGAAATTGACATTGACAAGTTGGGTTCATTACCACAGGGTGAAGAGTCAGATGATCAAGAAGATTGTGATAGTTGCGTAATTTAAGGAAAAAGACAAATGAGCGTATTTAATTTAAAGAAAACAGACCACACAAAATCATTGGCTTTTTTAGACACAAACGGAACACCAGCAATCCAGCGATATGATGTATTGAAGTATCGTCAATTTGATAAACTAACAGACAAGCAGTTGGGATTTTTCTGGAGACCAGAAGAAGTAGATGTACTACGTGATGCTAAAGACTTTAAAGAACTAACTGATTTTGAAAAACATATCTTTACCAGTAATCTAAAACGTCAGATCCTATTAGACTCTGTACAAGGTCGTAGTCCTAACTTGGCTTTCTTGCCACTAGCTACTATTCCTGAATTAGAAACTTGGATCGAAACTTGGGCATTTAACGAAACTATTCACAGTCGTAGTTACACACACATTATCCGTAACGTCTACTCTAACCCTAGTGAAGTATTTGATGAACTAATGGACTTAGATGAAATCGTAGCCTGTGCTACCGACATCAGCAAGTACTACAATGACCTAATCGAATACAGTACTTGGTATCGTATGCTAGGTGTAGGCGAACATACTGTCAATGGTAAAAAGATTACTGTCGATATGTACCAACTTAAAAAGAAGTTGTGGTTAGCATTAAACTCTGTAAACGCATTAGAGGGTATTCGCTTCTATGTAAGTTTTGCCTGCTCTTGGGCATTTGCTGAACTTAAGAAAATGGAAGGCAATGCTAAGATTATTAAACTAATCGCACGTGATGAAAATATACATTTAGGATCAACACAAACACTACTTAAAATATTGCCTACAGATGATCCAGACTATGCACTACTTAAAGTAGAAACTAAAGCTGAGTGTGAGCAGATGTTCTTGGCCGCGGCCGCACAAGAAAAGCAGTGGGCTAAGTACTTGTTCAAGGACGGTTCAATGATTGGTCTTAACGAAGTATTGTTAAGTCAATATGTTGATTGGTTAACTTGCAAGCGTATGACCGCAGTAGGACTAGACTGCGGTATGAAGCCAGGATCAAGTAACCCATTACCTTGGACAGCCAAGTGGATTGCTGGTAGCGAAGTACAGGTAGCACCGCAAGAAACAGAAATCACCACTTACGTCATTGGTGGTACAAAACAAGACGTTGATAACAATACATTCAAAGGATTTAGTTTATAATGATCACAGTATACTCAAAGAACAACTGCCCTTTTTGCGTTCAAGCAAAGAGTCTATTAAAATTAAAAGGCGTTGAATTTGAAGAAGTAAAGATAGATGAAGTAGCTGAAGCACGTGAGTTTGTTCTAGCAGAAGGACACAGAACTGTTCCGCAGATCTATCAAGATGGTAAATTATTAGTAGAGGGTGGATTTCAGGGCCTAAAGAAACAAGGCGAGGAATTTTGGTCCACATTAGTATAAATGCTTCAACTGTTTTATCAAAAAGTAGCCGATAGAAATAATCAGGTTGAGCAATACATACGTGATGCCGGCAGACATTTTGAAGACTACTTTGTTGATGAACACAGAGATTCTTATGACCACTCTAACGTAGATCCACGTTGGAACGGATGTTTTTGTAACTTACCCGATCCAGCAGATCCTAACTGGCCCAAACTGTACGATAACTATAAGTTTATTGCCAGCGGCCCGGAAGCAATATTAGCAGTAGATATATCAGCAATACCCGACGTACCATTACCACATCAAATAAAAACTTAAGGAAAAATATGTTAATCAATAAAGGTTACCAAGAAGGTGACATTGTATGCTTCAAGGTTGTAACAGGCGACGAAATTGTTGCTAAAATAGTAGAACAAAAGGCCGATGGGTTTATAGTTAATCGCCCTTGTACAGTTATTCCTAGCCAACAAGGTCTGGGCTTGATGCAAAGCCTGATTTCTGCGGATATAAATAACAATGTAAGGCTGAAATCTGAGCATATTATTATGCACGGTCCTGTTATTACTGATATTGAAAATCACTATATCCGTACTACTACCGGTATTCAGCCAGCCACTAAAGGCGGAATAATCACTTAAAATGCCAGGTATTATAGCAGTTGAAGGCGACGATCTAGATCCGGCGGTTGTACCATCGCATCGTAATAGTCCGTTACCTGTTGAAATGGTAGTATTATATAATCCAGCTGGGTCCGGAGGTCCTGTTCTTGCGGGTCCAGAAAAACTACCAGTAGCTACCGTTGGCACCCCAATTGTTGCACACGGCAATCCTAGTAATCCAAAAATAAATCCAGGATATAATCCTACCTGCGGCCACGCTACAATACAAACTGGATCATCGAGCGTACTTGTCAATGGCAAACCTGTAGCAACCATTGGTAGTGTTTGTACTTGTACACATCTGTTAGCTGGTCCTGGCGTACCTACAATAACGGTTGGTAGATAACGTATGGCCTCTGCCGCAAGTCTAAATGCAACAGCCACCATTGTCAATGGACACGGGCTGGCTCCTAATCCAACTATACTGGCGGAAATATCAACATATCGATCACAGCCTAGTATAGCTCTTTATGCAAATGTCTATACAAACGCCAACGCAGATCCTACTGTAGCCGCTACTATATTACCAGTACTTGGTACCATTGGATCTGGTAATCCTGGATACTCGTGGTTATTTGATGTATACCCTCCTAATGTTACTCCAACCAGTAGTGCATCAGTTGCATGGACTACCAAACTTACTGTACCCGTTGGCACACTGATAACTCAAGGCGGTACACTATATCAAACTATAGGTAGTGTATATGACCCTACTACTTTTGCTAACGTAGCAAACTGTGTAACAACTCCGCATTTTAGTACAGTTCTTTCTGCACAAGTTAACTATCCGTTTAATAACGGTATCTCGGGATTTGCATCGGGCTTTTCTATGTGTCTTGGTACTGCTAGCCAAGCATTTGACACTATTGGCTCCTTGAGTATGCTTAATGGTAAAACCTATGGGCAAAGTGGTATTGGTTATACTGGCATTACTGATTTGTTAACTGGCGGCATTGGTAGCGAAGCAAACTTACTAGGTGCGATTGTCACCGGGTGGGGAACAATGTATGATGTAACTAATATTAACTTGATTGCTGATCCTTATGTGTTTGGACAAAACTTATTAAATCAGGGACTTGGCAAATACGGAAACCTAGCAGAAAAACTCACAGCCGTTGGGCTAAACATAAATGATATTACACAGGCTCCGCTAACAGGAAGCGTAACATATCCAACCTCAAGTAGTTTATCATATACATCATTGATAGGGCCAATCACTTTACCAACGGTGGCAAATACTACAGTTACTACTACAGCCACAGGAAATAATCCTAATGTCATTACCGCCATTTATTCCACAATCACTGGTAGCGATTTAGCCGCTATTATTTCTGCCACCGGATTTACCGCAACAAACAATAATTTAATAACATTAGCCGATTATCTTGATTTTATCAAAGTAGTTGGTGTAACCGCGGCTAACCAGTTGAATCAATACAATGTTAAGACCTTTAAAGATTTTAGTACATATTTAAACAGTAGAATTGGTCAACAACAGTTTAATTCTTGGGCTGATGTATCATCTTACTTGGCATCTATTTCTGTGCCGGTATTACCACATACTACTACAACAGCAAATACTGCGGTGCTAAATCCAGGAACAGCTAGTACATTAAGTTCTTTACTTGGTACAGGCTCTGGACCTTTTGGGAATCCAGTAATGTCCGATTATTTAGGATCCGTGGCCGGTATACCATATAACACCTGCCTTTCTACAATCAACTCAACTTATTCTTCTGTCGCAGGTACAGTTTCTACGGCCATGCAAGGCTTAGATCAAGCGGTATTAGATACATATACAAAATATTATGCAACAGCAACAACAACAACCGATGGGGGTGGAAATATTATAATCACCTATGGTACTCCTGATGCTACGTATGTGACTTCGAACGTAGCAAAAGTTAATGCGGCTCTAGCAACAATACCAGCATCTCAACAGACCTTATGCCAGACTGCATATTATACCATGCTCAATAGATTGACATTTGAAGTTACCAACTTAGCCAGAGCCGGTGTAGGATTTACAAGTTACGGATCCAATTCTTTATTAGGTTTTGGTCAAAGCATTGGCGGATACGGTTCAGCTGATACATCTGGACTCGGAGCTAATCAAATTATTGGCAACTTGATTACCAATGATTCTTATGGCGACACTATTAGAGCAGTCATTGCCGAACAGATAAACAGTCAAGCTACTACCAATAACGATCCAAACCCTCGTCAGGCATTATCCAATGCAAACACTCAAGGTATCCCATTAACTACGTACTTATCACAGAATAAGTAGGGTTTTAATGGGGGTGATCTGCTCAGAAACGTTACTTACCTTGACTTTGCTGGACTTATATAGTATTATAACGATATAGATATGGCCGTAAATATCTAACGCTTTCAGTTTATCGAAGCGTATAACCTAAGGAGGACTTTATGAGAACGATTATTCAAACAGTCGTAGCAATATTAGCCCTGACCGTAATGGCACCCGGTCATGCAGAAGAAGTAGTGTTACAGCAACAAACATTTTTCAACACAGTAACAACACAAGCACAAGAACGCTTGGACAATTTAGTTGGTGCTATTATGAGTCCCATAGTAGACATCAACATATCAAGCAAGGACGTAGATTGCCTTGCACACAATATCTACTATGAAGCTGGTAGCGAATCAGAAGAAGGCAAAGTGGCAGTAGCCATGGTTACCATTAATCGCGTCCGTGATGGTCGCTTTGGTAAGACAGTTTGCTCGGTAGTAGAACAGCGCACACAAACAGTACGCAGTCGCGAAGTTACTACAACTAAAATGGTGCAGGCAGGTTGGTTTGGTCGTCCTGAACAACATAAGCAAACTACCAAGATAGTTGAAAATGTTTCAGTATGTCAATTCAGTTGGAAATGCATGTTTGTACGTAAACCCAAAGATTCCGATGAACGATGGGAAGAAAGCCAGAGAGTAGCTCAAGACCTACTTAAAGGAAACTATGTAAACTGGCAAGCCAAATACAGCGATGCATTATATTTCCATGCTACAGCAATACATCCATCGTGGGCTAGACAAAAACACTATGTAGCTCGCATTGGTGGTCATCAATTCTACGCAGACAATAAAATCTAATGTTCTTTGAATCCCTTGAGCGTTTACGCACGATTGCTGTTAGGCACCGCGGCAAAAAGTATACGCCCGAGGGATTGACACATTTAATACGTATGCAGTTTCGTGATCCAGGTTTACGTTTTATAACTGAACGTAGCGATGATGTTGAAAAGGGATCCTGGACCATCAAAGGAGAATATCGTCCTTACGATGACGAACAAGGCGACCCTAGCATATACATCACATTAGTATATCCCGCCCAAGAACGGCTATGTCATATTGATCGTCACCGGTGGGACAACATGGGATTTCATATTGCCGATGTGGTCACTCACGAATATCTTCATCAATACTATTGCCGCCAAAGAGGATACCGATACGGTCGTGGCTATAAGACTGCAAGACTTACTCGGTATCAAGAGTCAATGAAAGACTACCTAGGATGCGAAGACGAAATACTTGCACACGGATTTAATGTTGCAAGCGAAATGGTAGTGTACGATCGATTAATGGAACAAACTAAAACCTGGCGTTTATATCAAAAACATTTTAGACACGATCGTAAAGTTATGTTACAATTAAAAAAACAAGCCGATAAATATCTTAAACGACTGGAGCTATCATGAGTAAGTTATCAGAAGAATTAGCATTAGAAGATGGCATATATGACGACCAAGATATTGGTGCAGAAGATTATGGTTTTATACTTGGTCCCGACGGCGAACTAAAGTCGTTATTCTTACCGGATGTATTACCTTTTAAACAACCTAAGAATGTATATAAAATTCTTAAGATGTTTGGCATCCGCGATCCAGAACAACTAGATAACGATACACTACACTAGTTGACTCAAAAATCATAATATTGTATAATAGCTATATTATGAAGAATCAGCAAAATACGCAAAAAACACGTATTCACAATGTGTTGTTTTTTCGCGACACCCCTTTTAAACCCAAGCGAGTGGAGCTCAAAACCCGCTATAAACGCACTCAAAAACACCCCCAAAAAATGGTAGACCAATAAATCCATTTAATGTATAATAGTAGTATATTAAGTAAATAGGAGTTGATATGAGTACAGTTCAGTTTGCAGGTTTTAGCCGTATGAATGGTGTTTTAAAATTCCGTACTGCTAACGAAATCAGCCGTGCCCAGCAGTTGGCTAAACTTGGTGATACCGACATCTCAATGGCTATTTTGCCTAACCCAATGTCTAAGAATGATGCCGCTAAGTATGTACTCACTAACTTAGCCATTTCATATCCTAAGTATAACACCCCTGAAGCCACAGGCCTGCTTACCAGTTTGATCAAGGACGAAAACCCGTTTGCTAAACCTAAGAAGCCGGCTAAGCCACGTACTGTTAAAGTTACTAAGCCACGTCTTATTCTTAGCCCTACTGTTTCAGTTGGTGCAGATGATGCTCCATACACTCCTAAACAGGCCGCTAAGATTCGTGCCGAGTTTATGAAGAAGCTCAAAGTGGCATACGAGGCTAACTAATGTACTACCAACATGGTGACTTGGTAACCGAGGCCTTTATAGCTGGGTTACCTGTTTTATACCAAACTGCCAAAGAGTATCCTGAGTTGCGTATGGTGCCTATTGACAGACTTGATGGTGTACGTGAGGGGTTAAATCGTTTAGGTTATAGTTATCGTACTCGTTATCGCGGTCCGCATCAGCAACAACGAGATACACTTAAACAAACTGCTCGCGCTTTTACTATCTACTTTAAGGAGTGAGTTATGCAAAGTCTATACAGTTACCTAGGTTATGAATATCGTCCGTGGGACGATGTTGAAGAAGACAACATTAAAACTCACCACGAATGCTACAAGCACGGTATGAGAGTTAGTATGCCACGTGAGTTTTACAATCACAGTCCTTACGATACAATGTCGTTTGAAGAGTTTGTCAAACACGTCCAAACCGTAGAAGTTTTTATCCAGGGTTAATATGTATCGTCTCAACGTACTTTTTTTAATAGCTATTATATATTTTGGTAGTCATATAGTTTATGGTTACCTTAACTGTGCCAGTAGCTTTTGCCCAGGCGACAACGAGCGTGATTATGTATATGAGTATACTGACGATAGTGGTAAGAAGTTTATTGTAGAAGATGGTGCAACTATTCCCAAGGAGCAATACGATGGAAAAAAATAATAAGCACGTGTTTCGTATGGAAATACCACGTGATCAAATACAGCACTTTTTAGATGATTTAAACCGTATGCAACTGGATTATATCGAG